TGGTCCAATGCATTTACGATTGGAGTTAACGCATCCATTCTTTGTGCATTGTTTAGATTAGCATCGTGATTACCAGGAATAAGTAACACGGGACCGATGTCTGCCAAGTTTTTTAAAAATGTTTGAACCTCGTTTACAAGTTCTGGAGTGACATCGGTCTTTGCGTGTACTATGTCGCCCGTCAGACAGATCAGGCTTTGCTTGTCGAAACTGTTCGCAACGTAATTGGTAAGTTTAGAGAAGACTCGTCTGTACTCGTCGTGCCTCTTGAAGTTTCTTATGTGTATGTCTGATATGTGAAAGATCCTAGAAAGGTTCTCTACGTTGTCGAAATATTTTGTCATCTTGTTAATTCATTTTCATTCTTCTGAGCATTAATTCTCCGAATGTCAATGGTTTTGCTTTTTGTAATAATTCTGTCATGCTCGTAAATCCTAGATCTGAAGGATCTTTACCCTGTAATTCTATTAGGTAAACTTCTTTTCCAAGATTAATCAACTGTTCAGAGTAAGTAAGCGCTTCTTTGAGGGCGTCCTTATCAAGTGCCAAATATACTGTTTTTACTTGAGATTCCACAAGTTTCAACATCAGTGCCTTTGTAATACTTTTACCAAATAGCGGAACGACGTTTCTTTTTATTGCTATTGCGTCGAATATGCCTTCGCAAAGTATAACCGGTACAGTCCAGTTAATATGATATTCCAGTCCTATGATTTCTGTTTTGTTTACAGATGGCGCGTCGTACTTTTGATAAGGTTCCTTTTCGAAAGACCTAGCAATAAAATAATTTACTTGACCGTTTTTATCGTAAGACGGCACAATAACTCTATTTCTGTAACGACCCTCTTTGCAGTATCCAATGTTGTACTTTCTTACATCGGACTCGTTGATGCCCCTATTTTTTAGGTAAACAGTAGCGCGACGATATTCCAATGACTTGTCGTTTTCTGTCATTGAAATGAATTCTTTTGGTAAAAATACGCGAGTTGTTTCTGTGTCTTCTATCTTAGTGCGATCGCCTTTGAAGTAGCCCTTCATCTCGATCATTCTCTCTTTCTCCACTCCCAGCTTTTTAAATAAAGAAACGGGAGTTCGGCCTTTTGTGGGTGGGTGACAGGTCCAACAGTTGTATTGACCGGTAAAAATGTTAACGATCAACTTTGGTTTCTTGTGATTGCAAATAGGGCAATGGAACGCGTGATCACGCTTATTCTTATCGGGTTTTCCCTTTCCAAGTACAGATTCTAAAAGTCCTAAAACCAATTGTTCGTTCTCCATTGATCTAATATACTAAAATAATTTTGAATAAAAAAATAAATTTTTTAATGTGAAAATAAATGTTTATATTTAATTATTATAAGCGGTCACTTAGAACTTAAGTTTTTTATTGTCCGACAAAATAATTATTTTTAAAACCTTCTATAACAGGGGGAAAACAGCAGCAGACAGATGAATATAGAAAATAAAGAAACAATAAAACCTCAACTAACAGAGGAAGAACTACAGGGGTTATACATGTACCTAAGCATGCACTACGAAGAATTTACAGAAGAGGAAAAAATGAATTGGACACTAGTAATGAAAGAATTGGACCCTGAATTTAACGATCAAGATGAATAACATTAAAGTATATACTTTGCAAGGTTGCGATAAATGCGAGTCCTTTAAAAAAGCCTTGACTAAAAAAGGCCTAATTTACAAAGAAATTTCTTGCGAAACTAATCCAACTGAGTGCGATAAAATAGAGGCCATAACTAATACTGAGAGTTACCCAATGTCTATAATAGAGCGATTGGATGGAGTGAAGGTACTATACGTTGCTGAGAAGTATACAAATATGGGTGCGCGTCAAATAGAATCCGGTACTACAGCAATAGGCGTGTACTCGATAGATAACATGCTAGATTTGATAAATAAAGATTAATATTACAATATGAGATACAAAGAATTAATAACTAAAAAATTAGGCGAATTGGTAAACATGATAATGTACCAAAGTTCGCAAATTTCCCAACTGCGTCCTCCACAAGAGCTAAAAGCGACTTTAGAAAAGATGCAAGACAAGATAAACGAAGTGCAGCACCTAATAAACACTGAACACGAATCTTAATCAAAAATAAAAGTTATGAAAAAACTAACAGAGGAACAAATCCTTGAGAACCTAGGTAAGTTCTATGGTTACATTACTAAGTATATTCCAACTGGAGACAGACAAGACAAGCTACTTGAATTCTATAAGGGCATAGAAGTTACTTTAGCAATTAGCCCAGCGTCCACTAAACTTAGTCACCACAACTGTTTTGCAGGTGGATACGTAGATCATGTTAATAGAGTTGTTGAAGCTTCTCTAGTACTAGATAAAGTATGGGAACGCTTTGGTCAGAAGAAAACTTATACTATTGAAGAATTAGTATTCTCTGCAATTAATCATGACCTTGGTAAGATGGGTACTAACGAAGAGCCGTTCTACCTTCCTAATGACTCTTCTTGGCACGTAGAAAAGCAGGGCGCTTATTTTAAGATAAACACTAACATGACTCATATGAGAGTTGCCGATAGAAGTTTGTACTACTTACAGCAAGCAAATATACCGGTTACAGAGAACGAGTTTTTGGCAATCAAGTTACACGACGGCCTTTACGAAGAGGCAAACAAACCTTATTACATAACATACAGCTCTGACGTTGAATTAAAATGTAACTTACCCTACATTCTTCACCAAGCCGATTTAATGGCAAGCAGAGTTGAAACACAAATTTAATTAAAATGACAGGAATAATAGCAATAGTACTATGGTTTGGCACAATTTTTGGTGCCCTAGTATACAATCTTTATAGAAAAAATAAAAGATTAGAAGAGATTGTACTTAATCAAAGCAGCTTCGTTAACGACACTTTAGGGTTAACTGACGATTTTAACGCATTAGTAAACAAGATCGATATGACTATGTGGGTACAATCTGACCCAGAGTTATTACAACTTTTTGAAACCATAAAAGCAATCCAAGCTAGAGTTCAACAATTCACGGGAAGAAAATAAACCATGGCAGAAGATATACTAGCCGAAGCAGAACCGGATATGGGTCTTACCATTAAAGGTACCCCTAGAATAAGAAAACCAAAAACAAAAAATGTTTACTTTACATCAGAAACTGAAGAGGCAATCTTAAGATATAGAGCTGCGTCAAATCAAGCTATTGCGAATCAGATATATAATAAAGAGATTCACTACGCATTCTATAAATTGGCCGAAAACATTATTCATACTTTTAAATTTTACTACACAGAAGTAGATAATATAGAGGATCTTAAGTTTGAAGTCATATCTTTTCTTTTACAGAAATTGCACCTTTACGATCAATCAAAGGGCAAGGCGTACTCGTATTTTGGTACTATTGCAAAGAGATACTTGATCATCTACAATCAAAAGAACTACAAAAAAATGGTTTCTAAGATACAAGTAGAAGAGATCGACAACGCTAATAACACCCACGAAACTTTGATACAAGAGCCTGAGTCTTCTGATATTAATAGAGTCTCTGTAATAGATCAGTTCATAAAGCATGTAGACGATAACTTAACTACATTATTTGATAAAGACGGCGAGATTAAGGTTGCAGACGCTATTATAGAAGTGTTTAAAAAGAGAGAAAACATAGACATATTCAACAAAAAAGCGCTCTTTATATACATAAAAGAGATCACGGACTGTCAGTCCAATACCATTACAAAGGTGATCAAAAAGCTAAAAGTTGTATACAAGGAAGTACTGGACCACCATATTGAAAACGTAGACCAGTAATATTTATTTATAAAATCCTATGGAACTAGAAAAGGAAATCTTCCCAGGCAAGACTTTGGCTCAGTTGGTGGAAGAGGTATACAATAAACATAAGTCTCAAGATTCCACAATAAAGTCAGAAATACTACGTTTGGCAGATATGATTGAAGGCCCAGGCGATGCTATTGTTTTGGTACCCATGATCAAGGGCTTATTGGATTCTAGCCTTAAGAACGACGAAGTTTTAATAAAAATTCTTAGCGCTTTTCAAAAATCTGCCGATGCAAAAGACAAATCTGTTGAAGATGGAGGTCTTTTAA